CTTCGACCAACTTCCACCCATTCCATTGCTTGCCTCTTAGCGCAGCCTGCAGAGCGTAGTCCTTGATGTCGTTGGCCCATGAGGTCAGGCCGTCGATTTTGCCGAGGATGGTTTCGATTTCATCGTCCGTAAGCAGGGGAGGGAGCTTGAATTCATACCGGGCGAGCTCCATGTTGCTCTCAGCTCTGGCGCGGCAGTCGTACTTCGCCTTACAGAACTGGCACCATTCGCCGCAATTGAATTCTCCGGCTCCGGCATAGGCTAGTGCGGCGGCCGGTTTTAACACTTCCTCCGCCCAATGCAATAAAGACTCTTTCAATAGCGTATAGGTGGATATGTTATTTCGCCTAGGCTGGTAGACGCTCATGGAAACCGTATTAATGTCGTAAATGCCGTCGAATATTTCCAGGGCGCCCAGCGTATACAGCTTCATTTGCGGGTTATCCTCCGCTTCGACCAGAACGCCCTGACCATGCTTATAATCTACAATGTGGAGAGTACCGTCCGCTATGACTACGCAATCGCCGGTACCGAAACCGCCCTCTACGTATTTGGAGAAGTCGAGCCGCTGTTCGATAAGGACGACAGGGTCGGCACAGCTTTGCTTTGCCGTTTCCAGCAGTTCGAGGATATAGGCGGCATACCCGTTGGCGCAGTCCTCCATCTCTTCGTTATAGTAGGTAAGGTCGGCGGTTGGATCTTTGGCACGAATGCCGAGCGCGGTTTTCAGCTTGTACTCACAAAGCGAGTGAGCGTCCGTGCCTTCGGCGGCATAATCGCTGCCCCTGTCTTCGTAATCCTCGCAGAGCCTGGCGGAAGGCGGGCAGTTCAGCCATCTGTGGGATGAGGAAGCCGAAAGGAGAGCATGCTTACCCATTTCCCAGCACCTCGGCTTCTGCAAGCAGTGCCGGGTATTCTGAAGCGTCAATTTCCGACAGCTTCGCGGCACCGTGCTTTTCAAGCAGATCGCGGACTTCAGCGGTATGTCCGGCGCGGCTCTTTTCCGCAAGCACGGCCCTGACCGCCTCAAGGGTAATGGGCTTCTTAACCTGTGCAGAGGCTTCTGCTTTCGGCAAATCCGCAGTATGGGCTTCGTTACCGCCGAACAAATCAGTCAGCGATTCCGATATGCCAATAAGGGCTTCGCCACAACGCTTCAGTTCCATGACCGCAAGGGACAGTTCACTCATATTGCCCATCCGATTTTCCTCCTTCCGTCTTTTTTCTGTCCTGCCGTGAAAGCATCGTTAACTTCCGGGCAAGGCGTTTTGACACCACGCTGATTGCCGTGAGGACGTCCGCCAATTCCTCGTCAATCTCACGATCCCGGATTTCGGTGTCGGTTTGCTTTGCTTGTGTCTCCATTTTTAACCTCCGTTCCGAGGGCTGCTTTTCTTCCCTCACCATCCACAGGACAGAAGGTGGATGGCTGAGTACCAGTTTTGATAGTTTTTTATGGTGTTGCCCTCTGATGTCCACAGGACAGTAGAGGGTTATTTGAGTACCGAAATCAGATAAAATCTTTCAGACGTTCCCGCAGTTGGGCAAACAGCTTGGTTTTCCTTTTATTAATGGCTTTCTGCGACAGGCCAATGTCTACGGCAATTTCCCGTTCGGATTTTCCAATGCTGAAGAGTTCCATGATTTTGCGGTTGTCCGGGTTAAGTTTATCAAGGGCTAGGTATAACTGCTCGATGAGCAGCTTGTCCGCAACAAGCTCGGCAATATCGACGGTGTCGGCTGGCTCGAAACCGCTCTCTTCAACGAGACTGTCCAGGGAGAGTACACTGCCTGTCCGCTGCTTATTGCACTTGCTGCAGTCACCGGTGCAGCGTTTCGTGCCGCCCTTACCGTTGCTGATAACACAGCGTTTTTCACGTTCCTTGCGCTTGCGTTCTGCCCATGCTGGACGCTTGTAAGCACGGTAACTTTCTTCGGTGACGGGGATTTGCTGTTCGTTGATAGTGATGTAACGTTGATTTTCCATGTTTGGCTCCATTCGTTTTAAAGGAGCTGGCGGAGCTATATATTAAGAGCCGAATGGTCACGACACGCAAAAAGCCGGATGGGTACGAATTTGCGTTTCGTAACTCATCCGGCCATTTGGTAGCTCGCGCTCGGCTCCGTTGCTCGGTATGAATTTAGGATAGGGCTTTACTTTTTCTTCGGTGACGGTCTTGTCTGAGACAATGCGCTGGCGGCTACGGATTTCGTTCGAGTGCTTGTGCGGTTGCTTCTCAGAAGATGCGAGGCCTTTGAAGCTACTGCCTTGGAAGTCTGCTTACAGGTACGCTTGGCCATTTTTCTCACCCCCTTTTTGTTGGGTTTTAAGCCGTGCCCCCGCTATGCAGGGTATCGAAACGATTTTGTGGCAGTTTGGGCATTTGAGCTCTATTTCGATCTGTTCGCTGGGCAGCCCTGAGATGTCAAACGCTCTTTTCCCACATCGGGGACATTTCATGCGAATCTTTTCCATATAACCTCCATTGATTATTGTGTAAGCCATAAACCAAACGGATAACACATGAAGCAAAAAAAGAAGCGGTCAGGTAATCCGCTGTAATATCAGAGTGTGTCTACAAGAAGAGGAAACATATCAATAAACGAACGATCGTTCTTGTAGTCTACGTCGTTGATATAGCCGAGTTCTTGCAGGCGATAGGTAGCCGCTTCGGTCGAGACGTTGAATGCCTCGGACACAGCCCAGATTAGAGAATATGCACGATAGTTGGGGCGTGTCTCCTTACAATTATTCACAACGATTTTAACAGCGCTTTTCGGCATAAGCAAAGCGGAGGCCATTTTGTTAGCTTGCCATTCCATCCAATCATGGTCGTTCCAAGCATGGTTTGATCGATTACCTTCATATTTTGTGTTGTCGATCCGGCACTGTATCATCGGCGATGCGGGAGCGTCAAAAAAGGAAATCTGGTTCGGGTCGTAGAAAAAATATCGCGAATGGCAGATGTCATGGGCGCCTTCGTGAGCCATCGTAAACCTATACCGATGTTCCTGATTTTTGTCCAGCAAACGATTATCAATAATGACGGTCCTTGCTTTAGCGCTGATATACTCTGCCCGTCCTGTTTCAGGCGAAAAAATGGTTACTTTATCGGTGTCATTGAATATTGTCATGCCGAGATAGACGCCGTTATGGGAAAGGTACTGGTAGTCAGTAGTCATGCCAAGATAGCGCTCTACAAAGCTGTCGATGTCGATGGGTTGAGGTTTAGAAAGCGCTTCCGGAACAAAATCTTCAACAAAACGCTCCCCGATAATATCTATTTCATTCTTGTTCAAAACAGGCATTCCAGATTTTTTTACTTTGAACGAGGGCTTATACATTTGTGAGGTTTACCCCTTTCGATTTTTCAACTCGTTGACGAAGTCCATCCAATCCGCCTCGTCTGCGCCGAGATCCCTTGCCGTACGAAGCGCCGTTGCCACATAGTCATTTTGCATAATGTACTCGGGGATATCAGGTGCTAATGAATTTCTTTCTTTGCCTGCGAGGTCGAGCATATATGTGGTTTCTTCGTCATTGAGGCAGAGGATCCCAGCAATCTTTCTCAACGTTTCAATTTTCGGGGGATTCTTGCGGTTTTTCTCAACATCGCTCCAATACGGGGCAGAAACACCGATAATCTCGGCCATTTTGCGTAGCGATATTTGTTTCTCCGCGCGTTTTGCGACGATAAAATCGCCAAAATTCGCATACTCTCTTTTCAATTAAAATCACCTTTTCTTATTTTGTTTTATATCCATCCTTCAATCACAATTGGATATTATGTTATCCGTAAGCCGAACGGATTATATCTATTACACTATCATCATTAATGTGAATTGTCAAGGGCACAGCATTTAATTATCATGGCTATTAAGATGAAGCATTAATGAAGAGTCCCAAAAAACGGTCAATACATTGTGTAAAATGCTGCTATAGTAACAAAAAAGGTGGAAAAAGCTATGGCAACGAAAAAAGTGTCGGTTTTGCAGATATACAAAGGCAGTTTAATACTGAAGACGCTTGCAGAGATTATCTGTTCAGTCTACGCTGGCCGGATGGATTTATATGCCCCATCTGTGGATGCCGTGAGTATTA